GATACCGTAAGAGCCAATTGCCCGCTGTGGAGAGGATCGGAGGAGGGTGAGCAGAATGTCTGAATTAAAGAAATGCCCGTTTTGCGGGAGTGACAGTGTAGCGTTTACACCGGATGAAGAACAACTCTTAGAGGAAACCACAACTGGTTTTATTTGGTGTCATGGGTGCGATTTTTCCAGCGACAGTTTCTATAGCGAGGCAATAGCAGCAGAAAAGTGGAACCGGAGGGAGCGGGATGGTTGACTGGGCAGTCATAAAAAGACTGGGAATATGTTTCCCTGGATGGTTCATCAATGCCCAGGGAGAATTTATCGCCCACCAAAAGGCGAACGTGTATTTCAATATCAGCACTTGCGAGAGCGAACTGGATGTAAAGTGCAAGGTGTTGGAATGGTTTTCACGCCCGGCCTGTAAATCCACTCCATTCCGCCGTGCAGTAGACAATACAGCCCTTCATATTTTCTTCCTGAATGGTATAAATCAATACCTTGACACTACGTTCAGTGTGGAGGATATGCGGGAGATTTACACTTATCTGGGGAACGCTTGCAATCACCAAAAGACGATCCGGTTTATTAAGAGTGGCTATGACATGGCCGCACTGGAGGGAACAGAATGGCTGAATATATAGAAAGAGAAGCTGCCAGACAGGCTCATATCAAAGCGAGTTTAACGACACGGCTAATAGACGCGATTCCTGCCGCCGACGTTGTGGAGGGCATGTGCTGCGACTGTGCTCACGGTGGCCCCTGCTGTTCGCCCGATGAAAATACCAACTGCGCTGACAGAAAAGAAGACGGCACTTGCTGGGTGCCATATAAGAAGGAGACCACTATGCAATGCTATCGCGACGGAGGCTGCGGCCCTTATGAGGGACTCTCATGTACTGAGTGCCCGGCAAGCAATCCAGATTATAAGCAACGGCATAAGACTAAAACGGACAAGCCAACGAGTGAGAAGAAGCCTCATATCTGCCAGCGTTTGGGCATAGACCCCGGCCAGCCGTTTCTGCTACATGGATACCCAAACAAGGATTATCCGCCTCTTGTCTGGACTGACGGGCAAATCCGGCGGTATTCTCCAGACGGGGATCACGGATTCAAGGTGGGCGGCAGGGCCGTTTGCTGGATGATGGAGCACCCGGAAGCAATCGAACCGCTGCAAGGCTATACGCCGGAGGAAGTCGCCTTTAAAGGGGTCGAAATCGACCAGTTTAAAGCTATCGAAAGCGATAGGGTTAAGGAGGTCAACATGGACAAGCCGAGAATTTGCGAGGTGCTGGGGGTTGAGGTGGGAGAAGTGTTTACCGCTGATACTCCATATGGACAGTTCAAACGGTGTGTTGTTGATGAGGAAGGCCAGATCCTTAATACAGGAATCAATGTACTCTGTTATATTATCAACCACCCCGACCGCATCATCCGCAAGCCCCGCTGGACGGAGCAGGAGGTGGAGGATGCTAAGGCCATCAAGCGGGTACTCAAGGCAACGGGGATCAGGCGGAACAGGTATGATAATATTTATGCGACTGGTGAGTTGATTGTAGATACACTGCTGGACAGTGAGGCATTTCCATCGCTCCAACCGGATACAGCCGTCACCATTGACGAAATCATTGGAGGTGCCCAATGACCAAAACATGTCTGACATGCGAATACGCTGACCCATCGTGGAGTATCTGTTGTAATCCAAGGAGCGATCATATAGGCAGCGAATTATATTCAGACAATTCGTGCGAAAGGTGGACGCTTGCTGAGAATCTACGGCGGAAGGAGGAACACGGCTATGAATCGTGAAACCCTCTTCAAAGCCAAGAGGCTGGATAATGGCGGTGAATAGCATGGGGAAGCCGATTGATATTATAGGGCAAAAATTTGGGAAATTAACTGTGTTGGGACTACATCACTTAGGGAAAAGAAACGCTCGATATTGGCTTTGTAAGTGTGAGTGTGGAAAAGAAACAGTGCAAATTAGTGCAGACCTGAAGAGCGGAAGAACGAAGTCTTGTGGCTGCCAAAGATATATTGAACTATCCGAAAGAAACAGAAGACATGGAATGGCGGGAACGAGAATTTATAGGATTTGGAGGGGGATGCTATCTCGTTGCAAATATAAAACGGCAACGGGCTATGAAAACTACGGAGCGCGTGGAATTTCTGTATGTAAAGAGTGGGAAGATTTTGAGCGGTTTTATTTGTGGGCATTAGAAAACGGATATAACGATGAATTGACTATTGAAAGAAAAAATGTCGATGGAAACTATGAGCCAGAAAACTGTGAATGGATTACATGGGAAATGCAAGCGGCCAATAAAAGGAAAAGAACTTCTATGCCGAACAGAGATGTAAAAACTGGGAGGTTTGTGAAAAGTGCGTGAGATTTTGTTTAAGGGGAAGTCCCTTTTATCTGGCGAATGGGTGGAAGGCTATTATATAGGCCCAGTAGGCGCACTTGATGTACATGAGATTTGTGATATTCACGATATTACAGGAACGCGAGTTGAGGTTGACCCCTCCACGGTCTGCCAGTACACCGGCCTGACCGACAAAAACGGGAAGAAGATTTTTGAGGGGGATATTGTAAGACGAGAAACCGCTTACTACGGAAAGCATAATGTTTATGACGAACCAGTTGTATGGGAAGATGATATAGAAAATGATTCTTTTGGAGAACCATACACAAGTGGCTATTGCATCCACGGTGGGAATTGGGAAGTCATCGGCTCCATCCACGACGGGGAGGGTGGACAATGAAACAGGCAAATCCGTATAAAGGGAGTCTACCATATCAATCGGAATTTGACCACCGCTATGCCTGCTGGGCGTCAAATCATATGGGGTGGGCAAAAATGAAGAAGGCCAACAAACGGCTTGCAAAGCGGAGACTGAGGCAGAAGCAAGGGGAGGAGGGCGGAAAGCATGAGTGATATCACCCTGACTCCATCCCAAATCTCATTGATTAGGCTTATGGCCGATTACGACATGAACCGGGAAGCGGTCTCCCGTGTGTTGGGCTGCCATCGGAATACAGTGACATACCGGCTGGATGGGATTATGAAAATCACTAAATACGACCCTAGAGTGTTTTACGACCTCGTGGAGCTTATTGGGTTGGTGGGGAGGGGTGAAGCAGGTTGAACGAGTTCCCGGAGCGGCTGAGAAAGCTGAGGGAGGAGAGAAAGCCGATAAAGAGTATGGCAGTGGTGTCAGAACTGTGTGGACTTCCTCGAGGAGCGGTTAGAAAATATGAAAGAGGTGAAGCAAAACCTAATATGTCTGCATTAATAGCTCTTGCAGATTATTATGAGGTTTCACTTGATTACTTAACCGGAAGAGCAAAGTATAGATAAAATTTTGAAAAATGTCCTTTTTTGGACAGCTATAGAAGAATCTTGATTTACAATGGAGGGTGTAGAGGTATAGTCCATGTATCTCTGCACTCTCTTTCCATGTTCCCTCCAAAGCCTCCCGGCGGTTCACCTCCTGCCGCTGGGAGGACACATGCCGCCGGTCGAATTACCGCCCCACATTTCGGGGCATGAGGGATCGCACCCCTCTGGCGGCAACTTAAACCACTCCCTTGTGAAGCCTCCCCACAATCGGGGGATAGGCGTGTAACCTGGGGGTAATGCGCAGGGATGCCTTTCGAGGCTGCCCCTGCAAAGTAAACCGCTCCAAAGGCCACGGAGCTGACACCCCGGAATAGACGGGGGCATGCGGAACCTGGGGCGGGGCGGAATCCGTTGCTTAACCGAAAGGGGTAGAGGTCGCAAGTTCGAATCTTGCAGGTTCCACCAGAGGCCGGGTCGCTCCCGGATGATCTGAGCGTAGCGCAAGTCCTCAGAGAGAATGACAATGCTCGCTGAAAACTGCCGTGCGTACCATTCGGGGCTGTAGGTCATCCTCGGACGCAGAAGGTGTGACAATCTAAGCGGGAGAAGCGCACAAATAGGAGAAGAGTATGAGGGTTACAAATGAACTGGCGCGTGAGATTTGCCGGGAGCTGGGAATTGAGTGGGATGAGAACGCTTGTGAGCCCACACTACAGGGGGAACCCATTTCGGATATAGACATGGAAGAACTTTTTCACTTCTTTTCGCGCAGGAGAGGATAAAGTGCTGGAATTAGTCAAAATTATTGCAGAATTTATCTGCCTTGTCCTCATGATTGTGAATGCTTACTTAGCGTTCAGAGCAAAGGAGAAAGACGACCTAATTGGAATGGTTTGGAATTTGTCATTTATGATCCTAATGAGCACTTGTATTAGATAGTTGAAAATATGCCGAGTGCAGCAGCAGAAGGCCAGACCGCAGCCATGGGAACGGCGGCGAGGCCGTGGCGGCTCAATACCGCCTCTCGGCTCCAGAGAAGTCCGGTGTATGCCGGACAAAGCATCATCCATGCGGTGGTGCTTTATATGCCGCTCCTCGCCGCATGAGGCGGGCGGTGGCACCAATGAGAGCCTTCTGATTGGGGGTGATGCCTCATGATCCCGCAATACGGAGGCGATCTGTGATATGAGCGGTGGCGGAACAGGTAGACGCTTACCGAGTAAGGCCATACGGGCGCTTGCGCTCGTCTCGACTGATTAGGTCATGTGAGGTGCAAATCCTCACCCGCTCAAATATGCCGCCCCGCAGTTGCATGAGATGGGGGCGGGCAAAAAAACATTTGGATTTTTGACCGAGAGGTGGTGATATGCCGAATGAACAGAATCTTATACCAAACTCCGAGCGAAGCCCGGAAGAGCTGCGGGAGATGGCGGCGAACGGAGGCCGTGCGTCCGGCGTGTCACGACGGCGAAAAAGAAGCCTGAGAGAAGCCGCTGATTTGTACCTCTCCTTGCCGGTTGCAAATAAGAAGGCATGGAACAAAATTTCCGCCGAAGGCGTGGATCCGGACGACATTGATAACCAAATGGCAATGATTATCGGGCTGACGCAGAAAGCGATCAAAGGGGACGCAAAGGCGGCGAAGATCATCGTCGATCTGCTGGACAACCAGATTGGAAAGACGGCGGATGATGGTTTGGAGGATGACCCCATCACCAAGAGCCTGAAAGAGGAAGCACAGAATGGGATTTAGTGCAAAGCAAAAGGAAATCATGCGGTTTCCGTATTCCAAATTTGATGCCATCATTTGTGACGGCGCTGTCCGTTCGGGCAAGACCTCGATCATGTCGCTGTCGTTCTTCCTGTGGGCGATGGGGAATTTCAACAACTGCGCGTTTGCATTCTGTGGGAAATCCATGGGCGCGGTAGAGCGGAATATTGTTACTCCCCTGCTGTCTGTTGTGTACCTGAAACAGAATTTTGACATTCGATACAACCGGGGCGACCATGTGATTATTGCGCGGCGAGGAGCGAAAGAGAACCGCTTTTATCTGTTCGGCGGCAAGGATGAGAGCTCATACATGCTCATTCAGGGCGTAACGCTGGCTGGTGTGCTGCTGGACGAAGTGGCGCTGATGCCCCGGTCGTTCGTGGAGCAGGCGCTGGCCAGGTGTTCTGTCGATGGGGCAAAATACTGGTTCAACTGCAACCCTGAGAACCCTCTCCACTGGTTCCGGCAGGAGTGGATTTTGAAAGCAAGCGAAAAAAACGCACTGCATCTGCATTTCCTGATGGATGATAACCCGTCATTGAGTGAGGAGACCAGGAGCCGGTACAAAAACATGTACACTGGTGTGTTCTATCAGAGATACATTCTGGGACTGTGGGTCATGTCTGAGGGCCTGATCTATGACATGTTCGACCACACGGAGAACACATACCGGGAGGACATCCCCAGCCTGCCATACGCTTGCCAGCGATACATAGCATGCGACTACGGGACCAGCAACCCAACCGTTTTTCTGGACATCTACGACAGCGGAGAGGTTATCCGCGTTGACCGGGAATACCGCTGGGACAGCCGGAAAGAGCGGCGGCAGAAAACGGATCAGGAGTACGCCGACGATTTTGCGGAGTTCATGGGAAATATCCCAGCGACCGTGTTGGTGGACCCGTCCGCCGCATCGTTTATCGTGGCCCTGCGTCAGCGCGGCGTATACGTCCGGGAGGCGGACAACGACGTGCTGGACGGGATACGAAAAACCGGTGTGCTGTTCAAGCGGCGGGAAATCCTGATTCATGAGCGCTGTGCCGGCCTTCTGGATGAATTGGGGACCTATCTGTGGGATGATAAGGCGGCCCTGAGAGGTGAAGAAAAGCCGGTGAAGCAGCAGGACCACGGGCCGGACGCGCTCAGGTACTTTGTAAATTATCTCCCGGATTGGAGGTTTGAAGGTGTCCAGACGACATAAGAACCGCCCGGCGGGCGAACAAGTGAATACCGAGTCGGTGTCCGTCAGCGACGCTTTCAGCAATCCTCTGTTTCGGCTGGGCTATGGCTCCCAGTCCCCTCTGGAGGCCACGGAATACCCGCTGACCCGGATGACGGACAACTACGCGTTGCTCAATTCTCTCTATCGGGACAATTGGGTGGTGCAGAATGTAGTTGGCCTGATGGTGGACGATATGCTGCGGGAGTGGTACAAGCTCAAAGGCAACATTGCCCCGGAGATGCAGGACGCGCTGGATCGGGTAGAGAGACAGACGCGCATCAGGGACCGGCTGAACGCTGGGCTTCGCTGGGGGCGCCTGTACGGCGGGGCAGCGGGCCTGTTGATGATCCGTGGACAGGAAAACCTGGAGAAGCCGCTTGACCTGGGTATGGTGTTTCCCGGTTCTTTCCGGGGTCTGTACATCCTGGACCGCTGGATGGGTATTACCACCACCAACGGACTGGTCATGGAGGCAGGGGAGCCGGTGCCGGAATACTACTCCATCACCGACGCAAAGGGGCACACGGTGGCACGGGTTCATCACTCCCATGTGATACGGTTTACCGGTCGGGAACTGCCGGAGGCTGAGCGGATGGCCGAGATGTACTGGGGCGCGTCCGAGGTGGAGGCCCTGTACAAGGAGGTTGTAGCCCACGACAACGTGTCCGCCAATATGGCCGCGCTCACTTTCCAGGCCAACATCAACACGATGGAGGTCAAGGGGCTTGAACAACTCTTTTCCATCGGTTCCAGCCAGGCGCAGCGGCGCTTCTGTCAGACGATGCAGGCGCAGAGTGCCCTCCGGTCCAACTTCGGGATCCAGCTGGTAGAGGAAGGCACCAAACTCACCAACACACAGTATACCTTCACCGGTTTGCAGGAAGTGTACGAGTCTATGGCCCTGAACCTGTGCGGCGCGTCGCACTATCCGATGACGAAGCTGTTTGGCCGTTCCCCGGCAGGGATGAACGCCACAGGGGAAAGCGACCTGAAAAATTACTACGATTATGTAGACAGCCAGCGGGAAGCAAAACTGAGGCCCGCTTTGCAAAAGCTTCTGCCTGTGCTGTGCATGAGCGCATGGGGCTTTGTGCCGGACGACCTGGACTTCACCTTCCCGCCTCTGTGGACGCCGACCGCGACCGAGACGGCGGAGATTGCCAAGACAAAGAGCGATGCAACGATCGCAGGATTCCAGGCTGGGCTGTATGACAAAGCTACTGCCATGAAGGAGCTGAAGAAACTGGAGGAGGAGACCGGTATGTTCGGCTCCATCTCCGACGAGGAAATCAGTGCCGCCGTCGGGAAGACTTATCAGGATGTGACCGCCCTGCGGGACCCGCTGATGGGGCTGGGGTATGGAGGAGAGGAAGCCGGCCCTTTTGAGGTTGCCGCGCAGGACGCGGCGGCGGTAGACTACAATCCCTATCACGACCCATCCAATGGGCGCTTTACCAGCGGCGGCGCAGGTGGTAAAATAGGGGAAACGAAGTATGCGCCGTCGCCGCAGAGAAATCACGGTGGGATACAGTTGAAGCCCAAAACCTACGCTAGACTGACGGGAGTGTTGAACACACGGTATCCAGGCTTAAAGGCTGGGGAGATCAGAACAATCCGAAGCGCAAAACGTCAGTATACGGTGGAAGCAGACGGATACGGCGGGTTTAAGACGTTGTGGATCGCTCCGATAAAGTAAGGATGGGGGTTACCAGGATGGAAGAGAAATTGAGAGCCTTTCTCCAGCGCTATCTTGGACAAGGAGATCAAAAGAAAGATTTGGTTCAAGAGGACGATATTGAAATGCTTGTGTATGGAGCATGTATCGACGGTTCCGCGCAGGATATTATGGACTATGGGGCAGCGCACCCAGAGGAGCCCTTTTGGGAACTGCTGAAACTGTTGCGCCCTGGTCTGTATGGCGTGACACAGGAAGAGTTGCTGGCAGATGACGGAGAGGACTAAATGCCCATCCTGAAACGTGCGCCCAATGAAAAGGAGCTGGAAAAGCTCATATCTACCTATCTGAAAGCCGAGACCGACATCATCAACGAGATAGGGCGTCTGCGCAGTCAGGGACTTGTGGACTACCACGCCGTGGCCGCCCTGGAGCGGGTGCAGGCCATTCTCCGGCAGATGGAATCGGACTGCTGGGAATACGTGCCGAAGATGATTGAAAAGCAGTTTTATGTGCGGGTACCGGAGGCACGGAAGGTACTGGAGGTGCCGGAGACGGCGGCCAAGCATGCGGCGGGCTACGAAAATGCCGCGGTGCTCACCGGCGAACAGCACGCCATTGTGGACAATCTGGTGGCCGCGCTGATGGGAGAAATTACCGATGCCTCAATGACCGTCATGGCAACCCTGCAATCGGCCCTGATTGGGCGGATTGAACCGGATGTCTACCGACGGGTGGGGCTGGAGCAGGTGGCCTCCATACAGGCCACGGGCCGGGGCATCAACCGGTCGGTGCCGCAGTTTGTGGACACTCTGCGCCGGGAAGGTGTTACGGCGTTTGTGGACAAGGCAGGCCGCAACTGGTCCCTGCACACCTACTGCACGATGGCGTCCCGAACGACTTCCCGGCAGGCCGAGGTGATGGCGGTGCTCACCGCCGACCCAGACCACGACCTGTATCAAATCAGCAGCCATGGGACCACCTGCAAGCTGTGCGCGCCCTATGAGGGCAGGGTGTATTCCCGCAGCGGAACAGCCCCGGATTTTCCCCCACTGGCGGCGGCGTT